GGTCAAGACGGTCCGCAAGCTGAAGACCACCAACGGCGACTACATCTGGGCGATGACTCCGTACATCAACCAGCAGGGTGCCGTCGGCGCTCCCGGAACGATTCTTGGCGTTCCGTACAACGTCGCCAAGTACCTCAAGACGACGCAGGCAACATCGACGACGACCGCTATCCGCGGCGAGGCGTACGCCATCTGCGGCAACTGGGACTACTTTGAGATCTTCGACCGCACCGGGATGCAGTCGATGATCGACCCGTACAGCGGCGCCGCGAACATGCGGTCCACGCTCTACACCTGGATGCGCACGGATTCGCGCATCATGCTCCCCGAGGCCTTCGCTGCTGTTTACGGCCTCAACGCCTCCGCCTGATCCATTCTCCCCTGAGTGCTCCCCCCGGGAAACCGGGGGTGAGCATTTTCCATGACCGTCCCACTGGGAACAATCAAGTCAGCGCTCCGCATCGACTACGACGATGACGATGCCGCTTTGGTGCGCCTGCGCGAGGCCGCGCTATCGCTCATCGCGCGCCGCACGCAGCTGGTGCTTACGCCTGCTCCACAGTCGCTCTACATGGCAACATGGAAGGACACCATGTTTCCTGCGGTGCCGTATGTGTCGCTCACGTCGGTGACGTATCAGGATGCATCCAACGCCACGCAGACGCTTGCAGCGTCCGACTACTGGGTCGACCTCACCGATGGTCCCATCCCGATCCTTCGGTTCCTTGAGACACACGACACCTATCGGGGAACCGTGATCACGGCGAACTACACCGCCGGATACAGCACGCTTCCAAACGAGATAATCCACGCGGTGATATCGCTGGTCGGCTACTGGTACGCGAACCCGGAGGCAGGAAGCGAGACATCGCTATCGATGGCGCCGCTATCACTTGAGTACATCCTCGACAGCCTCAGCACGCGGAGCTTCCTGCGATGAGCAGCGGCAGCGGACGCTACTGGAGGAAGGCGCGCGCGCTCAAGGCGTCGACGTCGCAGGACGCGATGGGTATGCGCAACGACAACTGGGTGAACGGCGCGTTCTTCCGATGCGAACTGCGGAACAACAGCACCGTCGAGATGCCATATGCGGATGGCGTGATCGTCCGGCGCACATTTGAAATCCTGATGCGGTGGCAGACTCTCGTGGCACTCGCCATCAGCGAGGTCGACAGGATCACAATCGACGGAATGACGCTCCGCATCCAGAGCATCACCAACGTAGCGCAGGGATTCATGGAGGCATCCATCATCGCCGAGGAGGTGTCGTAATGGCGACGATTGAGGAAGCCATCCGGCTGATGCTGACCAGCAACATCTCCACCGCGGTGGCTGATGATCAGATCACCCACGCCTACCGACTTCAGAATTCCCCTCTTCCGGCCATCACCTTTGAGGTGAGCGGAACAAAACGCGCCACCATGGATGGAACGCAAACAAGCGAACTTTCCATCAGCGGAATCGCTGAACAGACGAAGGACGCGAACGATCTTCTCCCGATCATCAAGTCCGCGCTTGTCACAGGGACATATTCGGGAATCATCATCCGCGCGTTCGTGCTTGGAGACGTGACGTTGCAACCACCTGTATCGGGTCTCTCAGACGAGCAGGAACCCGCCTCGCTCACCATCAACGCAACCATCTACTGGAACTGATCCATGGCCGTATACAACACCAACACGTTCACCATCACCGTCGGTGGATCGACCATGAGCGGTCTTGTCGATGCATCGTTCGATTTCGCGCTGGAGACCGTTGACGTGACCGAAATCGGTTCCGTCGACCGCACATACACCTATGGCATCAGGAACGCCACCGCCAGCGGAAACCTGTTCTACGACAAGGGAAATTCGGTCGTGGCAGCGCTTCAGGCCGCCGTGCGCACCGGAAACTCTGTCTCCGTAACCTTCACGATGCACAGCGGTGCGACATACTCCGGCTCTGCGCTCATCACGAAGTTCGGAACCAGCGCTGCCATCAACGACGTGGTCAAGGCGTCCTTCACCATGCAGTTCACCGGGCTGGTCAATGTCGCCTGACATCCGATCAATCCTCAAGTGCGATCCGATGGTGCAAACCATCGGTGGATTTGAAGTCAAGTTGAAGCGACCGACCATCGCCGATCTGCTTGATGCCATTGAAATCAACTCCAAGTCGCCAGCCGATGTGAAGCCTTGGACGCTGCATCGCCATCTGCTGGATGCCGATGGCGTTCCCGTATTCCCCGACATCGAATCCGCGAGGCTTTGTCCAGCTCATTTCGGCGCAGAGGCGTGTGCCGAGATCGAGAAGCTGTACAACGAAGGCCGGGACTAGGTCTGGACGCGCGCCAGCTGCTGCGCGTGGTCCTGATGCAGAGAAATGCAGCACCGTGGGAACGATCAATCGTCGAACTGGTTGTCATGTTCGACATTCCCGACTACCGAGATATACGGAAGCGACTTGATGATCTCCGCAACCGCCAGCATCAACCCCAAGAGTGCTGATGATCTGCGGAAGGCGCTTGGCCAGTTCGCAATCAAGGTGCAGGATCGAATCGCCAGGACGGCGGTCAGGAAGTTCAACAACGACGTCATCAAGGCCGCGCGCGCGCGCACTCCGCACGGTACGGGGGCGTCGGTGGCATCCCTCGCCGGAAAGGTGAAGGTGTTCAACGGAACCGTTTGGGGTGCCGTTGGATATCGCGGTGGATGGGTGAAGAATTCAAGTCAACTTGGCGGTCGTGCGCTGCACAGGTCATATGACGCCGCTGGCGTCGGCTGGCGTTCGCACTTCACCGAGGCTGGCTACCACAGTTGGCCGAAGGGTAAGGAAAACCGCAACGCTGGAAAGAAACTTGGACGCGCGTGGAAACGGCGCCAGTATTTCCGAGGCACTGGTACCTATCACCGTGGAACCATGGCGACGATCCTCGCGCAGCAGGCGTTGCAGGAGAAACTCATCCCGTATCTCCATGAAGCCATCGTGAGGGAAATGAAATGAAACTACCGACGCTGAACGTCGATCTTGCGGTCAACACCAAGAACTTCAAGCGCGATCTGGAGAACCTACAGACCGCTACCGGAAAGGCGATTGGCGCTGACAAAGCTGGAAAGGGTGTCGGAGCGTCCGCTCTGAACCTACTCGGCGGCGTCTCAGGAATGGGAGCCATCGGCGGTCCGATCTCCGCTGGGTACTCGGCATTCAAGTTTGCCATCGACGGATCGGAGAAGATCCTGATGTCGTTCGCCGACAGCGTCGCCAACGGCAAGGCGGCGATGGAGCAGTTCAAGCTCACTGGCAGTACCGCAGGAACAGGACTCAGCAAGACGGCAGCTGAGAAACTTGCCGCTGGCACCGACCTAGCCAACCAATTCACCGATGCCAGCAGCGGGTGGATCGATTCGTTCTGGGCGGCCGGAATGAACGAGCAGGGACAGCTCGGAGGCGCGTTGGGATTGGGCACGGACATCATGCATGGACTCCTCGCCGGAACGAAGGCTGGCGTAGCCGGTCTCGGAGCAATCCTTGGTGGTGGCGGCGCCGATTACACCGAGTCTGTGATGTCGGATACCTGGCAGCAGTCGTATGCAACGGCGCCAAAGCCAAAGACAGATGCCGAGCGCATCCTTGAACTCAATACCAAGGTGCTGAGGGAGAACCTATCGTGAGAACAGGAACGAACTACAAAGCTTCGCGCATCGGCATGATCGTCTCCCAAGGAAACATCTGGGAGCAGTCGACCATCAAGGAAACATGGCACATCCAGAGCGTTACCGACGGCGTAGCCATCAGCCTCGACGATGTTGAATCGGTGCTGGCTGACCTCATTGTCGGTACGTCGAATCCGATCATCCCGCGCCTCGCAGCTTTGTGGACGAAGCCCGGAGGAAGCGGAACAACATGGCAGGAGACGTGTGCGCTGGCATCGTGCGATTGGCAGAAGGCTGGCGCCGGACTCACCGTAAACCTCAACTACAACACTAGGTACTTCTACGCGCAAGCGAACGCAGCGCGCGGACTCGCGCGCACGCAGGACAACGTCCTTGCAGCGACTCCGATCACCAGTTCGCTGTTGACCCTCGCGTGCAGCATGACGCCTTCGTTTCGGACGCGGCCGATGAAGGTATACCGAATCAACTGCGCATTTCCCTCCCCCACGGTGGATAGAAGTTCGACCGACATCGGAGGAACGCAGTCCATCGCGCAAGTCGACGTGAGGCAGATTGCCTACAAGCTCAAGATGTACGTCGACGCTGAGACGCAATCGGTATCCGAACTCGTCAAAGCGTTGAACCCATATGTCGGTTGCCGCAACTCAGATATGTTCTATGGATGCGCGCCCGGCACGCTTGTCTGGGATTCTGTTTCAATCAGCCACATAGAACTGGATTTCTGGGAAGTCAACGCGGAATTCCTGTTTGATGAGTACAGCCATCATTCTCAGGAATTCTCAATTGGACCGGACGGCAAGCCGTACATGACAACGTCCGGTGGCACTCCCAAATACCTCGACGTCAAGTGGACGCGCGAGGTTCGACAGGACGAAGCATTCAACGACTTCTGGCCGGACGGACCGGTCGGAGAAAACCAGAAGTACCAGGCATGGCGCGGGTGGTGGTTCTAGATGGGTAAGCTCACCTACATCGTCGGCGCGCAGAAAGGCATCGACAGGGCCGCTCGCGATGTCGATGCAGAGCCGGAGGTGCTTGGCTGTCTCGCGACGATCACGTCATCGACCGCGATTGGCGGCAGTTCCACGCGGTGGGAATACCAGTGGACCGAAGCCACCATCGGTCCAGCGGCGTCGAACTACCCAGTGTCGGCGAAGACGGGTGGCATCAGCGGTGCCGCCGTCTCCGTATCGGAATTGGGTAACGGAACCTACTTCGCATTCGGCATCACAGCCGCCGCGCTCCCAGCCGGCTGGACTCCCGTCAAGATTCCCAACGGAACTCCCGTTTGGGTCGTACCGCACCGAGGTTCGGACGGGACACTTGTCTGGGTGATTCTCAACACGCAGGCGATTGACGGAGCTTGCACCTGATGGCCGCCGACCAATACGACATCACCATTGAGCAAGGCGCTACCTACACGCTCGTAATCACGGTGGTGGCGGTGAATCTCACTGGCTACACGGTGCGCACGCAGGGCAGGACTTCGCACGCCGCGACCACGACGGTCTGGTCATCGCCGACGAACTGCACGCTTGCAGTGAGCGCTGGTACCAACTCCACGATCACGATGACGATCAGTGCGACGAACACCGCCGCGATGACCGCTCCTCAGGTCGGCGTATGGGATCTTGAATACGAACTCAGCGGCGTGGTCACGCGCCTGCTTGAAGGCACGTTCACCGTAACTCCAGAGGTGACGCGATGAGCGTGACCGTGACGCCGCAAGTCACCAAGGTGACCGTCATTCCAGGCGGCGGCACTGGCATCGCCAAACTTGACGATCTCAGCGATGTGCGCGTCAGCAGCGTCGCCAACGGGTACGTCCTTCGCCACGATGGAACTGAGTTTGTTTCGGTACCAAGTTCCAGTTGGTTTGCCGCTGCGTCGCACACGCACGCACAGAGCGACGTCATCGGACTTACATCCGCTCTATCCAACATCCAGCTCCAGTTCAGCGACATAAGCGACCAGCTTGGTGCGCTGCCGTCCTTCGGAACTGCTGCAAGTTGGGATGTACCAACGGGGGTCGGCGTCAATGCCAGCATCACGCAAGTCGTGATCGGCACCGATACGCGGCTGACGAACTCGCGCACGCCGACGGCGCACACGCACGCATCCACCGATATCAGCGATTCAACCAGCAACGGA